GGCCTGGCCGGAAACCGTGGTCGCGTTTGCCTGGGCAAGTTGGTTGGGATCGAGCGTCGCCGCACCAGCCACTTGCTGTGTGGCTTGGCCAAGAATGGGTGCTGTGATCATGGTCTTTTCCTGCTACGTTTAGGTGTTCAGTTTCGATTCGATGTTTTTGTAAGGATTCACCCGTGCTACAACACCGACCAATCTATCACGGATATTGGATTCCGCTGTCAAATTCCCGAACCCCATTTGAAGTTTGTACCCGAACGCTCCGTAGAAAACCCGTTTCGGATTAAACCACCAGGGATATGAAAACTTCAAAGAATAGACGTGTTTTCCGGTAGTTCTATGGGTGGCCAAAATGAATTGCCACCCGTGCTTGGTTTCTGAAACCTCCTGCACACCACCGAGCAGCTTGTACCTGTAATCCTTGGCGTCGATTCCGAGAACAAAGCGGCCGAAATAGTTGGCTGGATTTCGTACCGCCAACCATAGCCACATGGAAAAGAAGCTCCGTGCCTCCCCGTTCCTGATTCTATTCCAGTCTCCGTATGAATCTCCAAGGGCGCCGTCGAACGGGTTGTCCCAAAACAGGAAGAATGGCTTCAGCCTTCTCAGTACCCACACCCCGGAAGATTCGATGAAAGGGGTTGCTGTTTGAGGGATGTCCCTGGTTCCAGCAAGCAAGGCTACGGCAACCATCGGAAGGCCGACAAGAGACATGAAGGCGGTAGCGATGAAACAGATCAGCGTCTTGAAAACGAAAGCTGGGATGTGCCAAAGCAAGGTTTTCACTACCGCCCCTTTCCGCTTATTCCGGACATGCCGACCATACCGCTCATACCGCTCATGGCGCCGTGTATGTTCGCAACCTCCACCTCGAGCCGTGATGTTTTCTCGGTGATGCCAGACAACCTGTCACCCTGGTTCCGCATATACTCCCTGACCTCTTGCCTAAACTCAGCACTGGCGGCAGCCTCCCGCTTTAGATCATTGGCCGTGCGATCGGATTGAACGTATGTGGCGGCCATCGCAGACAGGACACCGACGACAACCGAGGTGGCAATTGCCGACGTGTTGATCTGGGTTTGCTGCGTTGCACCATAGAAGGCGAATGAGGCAAACGATTCCTTGGCGTGATCGACAATCCGGAAAAACCAGTCAAAATGTTGGGATGGTTCGATCATTACTGCGCCTCAATTTTTTCGATGTAGCCTTGCAGGTAGTTGGCTGTTACTGTGGTTTCCGCGCAGTCCTGCGCAACTCTGGCGGGAGAAGGTATTGTGTTGGTGTCGGTTCCAGCATTGACGGGTCGATCTTGGGTTGGCGCGGACACTCCACTGCCACCGGAACCTCCACTGGTTGCGATGCGCAGCCGCTCACGGCCAGCGTCGCTGCGCACACTAGCAAGAGCCGCAGCCCAACCGGTGTGAGTCTGCTCGACGATAATTGCATTTTGTACCTCCGTGGCTTCAGCTTTGGCCTTGGCAAGTTCGCCGGCCGATTTCGTGAGAGAGACGAACGCCTTGTGGTTTGCGGCACAGGTTTCCAATTCCGCTTTGAACTGATTGGCCCGCGCGTTCGCGATGAACAACGTCACCAGAGACACCCCAAGAGCCACAACCAGTGCCAGAATCAAGGTCCGAGCCGGAGTCATCACACACCTCCGATCTCGATGTGTTCAACGTCGCTCGGATCAAGAGCGGCACCCAGGCTCCGTTCAGCTTGTTGCACCGCACCGGCAGCGCACTTGAGCATGGCGATGGTGACCCATGAGGCGTGGGGCTCACCCATGTCAAGGCTCTTGCGTTCAGCAGCGATCAAGCCCGCAATTCTCCGATCGGACTCGCGGAGCGAGGTGATCTCGGCAGAGATGATGCTGCGACGGATGGTATTCACTTGAGTTCATCTCCGAGACAGGTGGCAACCTCTTCACCACGGCGATTTACCAGGCCTTGAAGGACACGCAGCGGTCTAGTTGGATGATAGCACTTCTGCCCCGGCTTGGCACGGGTGGCCTGCGTCGCCGGACCACAAACATACTGCCCCATCACCCGGCACGCTTCTGCATACTGGCCGGAGCGAACCTTGGCCGGGATCGAAGAGTTGCAGAAGTTCCCTGTGCCGACGTTATAGGCGAACGACACGTAGGCATCCCACTCATGTTGATAGAGTTGTGTATCGTCACCGAGGCACTTCCGCACTTTCGCCTCATCCTTGGCTATGTGCGCCACAGAAAGACGCACCGCCTTGGGTGGGGTGATGCTCTCATTCATGCGAACCGGACTACCGTCCTCATGGACGGTGGAGCCGAAGCCAATCGTCGGGACATCGCCGGGAACCGGAACGATCGCATTGTCAGACCAACCCTCATGTAGTACAAGGCCGGCGAATCCGGCGGCAGACAGGGAGAGTGCGGCAATCGTGGAGCGCGGATACTTGATCATTGCGGAGCTACCTTCTTCTGAGCGACGTTGCCGCCGACATATACCGTCAGGGCCAGCGACACGACCGTGACCCACATCCCACCATCTACCAGATCAAACCACCTCAGCCACGTACCGAGCAGGACGACCAGCAACGTCAGGAGGAACTTGCGAGAAAGATAGGCAGGGTTCATTGTTCGATGCGATCGACAGGTGCAGGGGTTTGCGAGTGCTGGATGATGAGATCAGCCAATTCCGCCAAATCCTCGCTGTTCATGTCGATCGGAGTACCCTTGCTCAACCCGTTCTGGGCGACCAGCCGAGCACCTGCGGAAAGGCCGTTGATCGTGAAAACAACGACGAGAATGGTTATAGACGGTGTGCCGTTCAAGAACACGACCGAGATGGTCTCCATGCCAGCCAAGACCATCGTGATATAGTTGCCCCACATCGACCACGCCTTCTTGGCCACGTCTTTCCAGTTGGGAAGGAGTTCGAAGTTGAGCATTATGCTACTCTCACAAGAGCACCGGAAAAATTGATACACTTCGCCGTCGCGTAGATTTGCAGCCCATATTTCGCTGTGGTGCCGCACCCGGAGAGCAGGAGGACGAGTGGGATTCTCATGCCAGCCGGACCTTGACTGTGCCAGTCGTGTGGTACAGTCCGCCGATAGCAACCCCGCCCGCCGCAGCGGCAGCATCATTGGCGTAGCTGGTCAGGGGTAGGAAACTGTACGGAGCGACCGCCTTGATGGTATTCGCCGTCTCGTCTATTTGCAGTGCATCTTTCGCTGCGGTGCCGATAGTAACTTTGGTGCCGTCGGCAGAGGATGTTATCTTGGCCGTCATCTGTATTCCTTCCAGTTATTCACCGTAGCATTCGTTACACACACTTTATATGTTGCTCCAGGAGGAACTGGCACACAGACACCACCAGATAAATGCGCATTGGGTACTTGGGTGGTTAATCCTATACGTAGTCCATTCACTTCAATATACCCGTATCCAGATGCCGCTTGGGTATAGAAGGTTGCAGCGACAAAAATTTCACGGTCAGTGCTGTTTGTATAAAGAACACCGGCGGTACGACTACCAATAACATCCTGCCAAGTTCTATTACTCTGTGGAAATACCACTTTGCCAGCAGCATCTACAGTCATGATGTCCTGCGTAGTAGCTCCTGCATTACCCCTTGCGAGCTTCATTGTGCCATTATTGGCTTCTGCTGTTAGGGTAAAGTTATTATCCGGCGTGACAGACAGGCCGAGTTGATGCTTGATTGCTTTAATTAGAGACATTATGCAGCCCTCACAAGTACCCCGGAGAAGTCGGAGCAGATCACGTTCAGAGTACCACTTGGACCAGCGGGAGTAATCCACACTTCCACATAGTCAGTAGTGCCGTTCATGTAAGCCAAGGCGCTTGCGCTACCTCTGGCAAATGCACTGGCATTGCCTGTACTACCACCTTGAGCCAAAGAAGTTGCACCATTCTTCATCAGAGAAATGTACAAGCCGAAGGTATCAAGTGCTACCTGATTGCCGCCGGAACAGTTGAACTGGTAGTAGCCAGCAACGGTGGGGGTGAATCGGCTGTTCGGGGCATCGTAGTTATTGTTGCTATCGAATATCTCTGTTGTGACCGAAACCTTTGTATTCAAATTGACGTTAAGCTGCATAACCCCGCCAGTCGCTGAGAATGCTGGCCCTTTCCCTACTACATTAGCCTGCAAGTCATCCTGACTCACGCTAGCCGGCTGGCATTGAGATACGCCAGTATCGCCTGAGATTTGAGTTGTCATACGATGCTCCACGTGGAACCGTCTTCGATCGTGACGGTATTGCCGCTGTCGATGGTTACCGGACCAAAGGTGCCGCCGTTCGTACCGGCCACCACGGTCAGGTCTTCGCTGATATTCGTGTTGTTGAAAAAGATCGCCTTGACCGGCGCTTGACCGAGCATCTGCCCACCACCGACAGATGTCCAGTTGGTTCCATTCCAACCCTCCCATCCTGTAAGGGTGGTTGAAAAACGCAAACCGCCGAGTGTCGGCGATGCGTCACGCTGGGCAGTGGTGCCTACCGGCAACAGGGCTGACCCGGTACTGCTGCTCTTCTTGACGTTCAGTGCATCCTTGGCGTTGATGTCGGCAGTGATCAAAGCATTGGCTGCCGTCACGAACGCGGTGGTGGCGATGCTGGTATCGTTGTCTCCGGGAGATGGCGTCGGTGCCGTCGGATTGCCTGTGAAGGTCGGGCTTGCCAGCGGCGCGCGCGTGGTATCGGTCGGATGAACGTGATCGCCGCGGGAGGCTTCAGCGTTTGTACCAGCAGCCCCAACACCGTTCATCTCCGGAATGTCGTTGTCCGGAAGCATCCCGGCAGGGGGAAGGGCAGCAATCGTGCTCTGCACCCACGCCGTCGTGGCAATCTTGGTACTGGTGTCCTGGGCGGCCGGTGTGGGGGCGGTCGGGGTACCGGTTAAAGCCGGGCTTGCCAGCGGCGCCTTCTCGGTGTCGAGTTCGACAATGGCAGCCTGTACGTTCGTGGCGGCGACGCCTCCGGCAGGGGTGAAAGTAGTTCCGGCAGCCGTGGAAGCACTGGTCGGCGCCCGACTGGTGTCGGTAGGATGGACGTGATCTTTCCTGGAAACGAGGAAGCTGCCAGGTATGCCGGCACTTGCCACACCATCCATGAGCGGCAAGTCGTTGCTCGGAGTGGTGGCACCGATGGTATCCAGGGTGTTGGCGACGAAGTAGGTTGTGGCAACCCTGGCGCTGGCGTCACCAATACCAGGTGTGGGGGCGGTCGGCGTACCGGTAAAAGAGGGACTGTTGATGTTGGCCTTAAGGTCGATCCCCAAACTGGCCTGTGCGCCGGTGACATCGGATGCGCCAGTACCACCTTTGGAGACAGGAACAACACCGCCGAAGTTGCCGGTATTCAAGTTGATCAGGTTCGAACCATCGATCGGACCAAACAGGTTCGGGCCGACCATGACTGGCACCTCACCAGTTCCAGGCACAGTGCTAGCATTTTTCGTTGCGGCCGTGCCAAAGCCAGGGAAGCTGTTATCGTCCCAGGCAATCGTCTTGTTGGTGAGCGTTTGCTCGCCGTCGAGGGTGACAATATCATCGACGTTGAATTCGGCAGAAATCAGGCGCGTTCCGGTAGGATCGACAGCGATGAGGTATCCGGCATTGTGCGCCAGGGTCGGCAGCTTGTCGAAAGCCGCGGCGATGTTGGCAAACTCGTTACGGATGACAGCAGATGACCCCGGACTGTTCGGGGCGGGAACTGAACCTGGTTGGAAGTATTCGTTCGACATTGTGCTGTCTCGCTCAAATGTTGGACAATTCTATCACCGATTGCCGCGCCGTTGTGTGTAATGAAAAATCGCGCTCGGGATCGTGAATTGCTCAACGTAATCGGAATCCACCACGATCATCATTTGCAGGTTCTCACCGGTGCCTTCGAGTTCCACCGACACCACGTCATTGGAGCGCCCGTCCCAATAGAAGCTGTCCCAGGTGAAGGTGTCCCAGAACGACAAGGTGGCGAAAGACATCGATCCTTCTTCAAATGCGTGGGGTAGGATTTGCTCGCTGGCCCACTCGAACGCATATCCAACCTGCATCTCTACGTAGTTGCTACCTTGTAACTCGAGAACGCAGCGACGGAACCGCTTGCGAATCCTGGGAGACTTCGCCGTGTTGATGTTGGTGTTCAAGTAGGCATTGATCTGGGCACCATCGAAACTGGTCCCGGAATCGTTCTGCATCACATAGCCTGTGCTTGTGCCGAACACATGCACCGTCCTGCCGTTTGAATTCTCACCATCGAAGCTGCAAATCACAGGATCGGGGAACAGCACGACGCCATGACCGACGATACCCTGCGGAGTGGCGGTGGTGTAAATCCCGAACCCGTTCGCGTAATAGACCCGGTACTGGCTGTTGGAACGACTCAGGGCCGAGCAGGCAAGTTGGCCAACCAGGGTTGTGATGAACGGCTGAATATTGTAGGTAAGACGGGCAGCGTCGAAGTTCCCATAGTTCTGGGATTGCTTCATCATCGTGATGCCGTGGTCATCGGCCGAGAAGGCGTCGAAGAGGTTCTGCAAAGTGCGGTCCAAGGCGCCGACACCGACGTTGTAATTGACGAACTTCCAATCCTGCGCCGATGTGCCGTAGAGAACCCACGTCGAGCTACGTGAGGTCACCTCAAGGGCGGCTGTGCCCTGGTTGCCTGGCAGGATCAGCAGGCCCGTGATCTTGCCGCCGGTGCCGATCTCCCCAGCCCCATTGACAACTTCAAAGTTGTAGGGGTTTCCGACAGCGGAATGCAATAGTGAGCTTTCCACAGCCAGGAAAAGGTGGTTCGAATGCACAAGCGCATATCTCGGTTTGCTCTGCGTCGCAACCAGGATCGGCACATACACCGTGCCATCGAATTCGAAGGCATCATTCACCCCGTCGGCACCATAGACACGCTCGTTGTCATAGTAGCCGCTGAAGTTGCCGATGGTGAAGTTATACTCCCCACCCGGACTCAGGGTGATTGCTGTTTCGGCGCCGTCGAGAGTGACTACCACCGCTCCGACCAACGCCGCACCCGCTGCGAAAAAATCCCCACCAACACCGCTGAGAACGAAATATCCGGTATTGACTCCGGACTGGATGTCACCGGAGGTGATGATCCAACGCTCAACCGTACCTGAAGCAAACCCCTGGGTGAGCGTGTCACCTTCGGAGATTTCATCCTGCAAGTTGCTGAATTGGATGGTCCAGCCGAGATCGACCTTTTCCCACCCGGTCGGAGTGCTGCGATAGATGTCTTCGGCGTCGGCGTTTTCGTTGTCCCGAAAACCGAACACCTGATCCTTGAAATAGACAACGCCGCGGATCGGGCCTGATCCAGGCACAGGCTGGATGTCAGCACGGTAGATGTTGGCCGCAGCCGCCTTGATGATCGCATTCTGCTTGATCGTCAGTTGGGTGTGAATACCTGTCGCCGTACCGATAACCCCGCTTCCAAGGTCGATGTCACCAGGAACAAACAGCGAGATGTCCATCAGCCTTCCTCTTCGACAATGGAGAACTTGGTGATCACGATGTAGGTCCCGAACGGGTCAATGTAGCAGACCGTACCCTGAAGATTGCCGAATGTGCCAACTGAACCGACAGGTGGTAGGGGTTCCCCAGGATTCATCGTCACGTCGATGGCGATGAACTCCGCACTGCTCGGAGCGGGCCGACCATCAATGCGCTCGTACCCTGGAATGCGATAGTACCCACCCTGCGAGCGGCAGGCGAAGTTGATGCAATCCCGCAAGGCCCCAGGTGTCAGATTGTAGGCAGAGGTGATCTGATCGAAGCCACCTTGAAGCGGGGTGACTTCGTACTGTACCGGTGGGAGCCCTTCGGGTCTCAGCATAGTGGGGGTCCAACCACGATCTGTGGCGCCTGGTCGAGGGTCATGCGCAAGACGATCTCGTTGTAGGCGCTGTCGGCCCGCATGACCACTTCAGGGGCGGACTCGAACATACCGTAGTGGCGCAGCGCGCGCCACACAATCGCCATCTGCCAACGCTCTGGGATGACCGGAATGTCGGTGTCGGCCAACAGGTCCGAAGGGACGGCAAGGTACTGGAACGTCAGCCAATAGGCGGTGTCTGGAACCGGCCCGATCTCGAGGTTGGTTTCCTGATTGACAGCGCAGTTCAGGGGGCGGGATGTGGTGTAACGCCTGGTGCTGAACCGCCAGTAGTCCCGGAACGCCGGCCAGCGCTGACCAATGATGAACGTCTCGTCGCTGCGATCCTCGTTGATCGAGACCCGCACGGTTTCGGTATCCCATTGACCAAGATCGGTGATCCCGAGATCGACCTGGGCATAGGTGCCCTGACCAGGGATCAGTTGCTTATGAACCTCCTTGCGGACGAATCCGAAGGCGAACTGGTCGCTGTTCAGGATTTCACGGTAGGCGCTATTGACCCAATTGATGATCCGCCTGGCTTCGCCGGTCTGGTTTTGGGTGGATGTGATTTGCCCTGAAACACCACCTTCTTGCGCGGTTCTCTGGCAGAGTTGAAGGAAATTCACGGGGTTACCTCAGAAGTAGTCTTCGCGATAGTAGCACAATGAAAACCGGCGCCGCAAGGGCGCCGGGAAAGCTGCCGCAGGAGAACAGCAGGCTTTATTACGTGGCTGAGGACAGGAGGGCTCTCAGCCACGGGGCGCCCCGGGGATTCGGATCGCTGATCACGCTGAATGGGTACTTGAGCGAAGAGGTGCGAACGATCTTGGTGGCCCGCGAACCGTCGGCCTGGGTATATTCGACCGTCTTGATCGCGTGCTCCTTGCAGGAAGCCAGGATCGCCAGGTATTTCCGACGAACACTCTGTACCTGGCCGCGGAAAAAGTATTGAGTCACGCCGTTGCAGGCGGTGAATACCGGGTCTTCGGCGTTCTTGTCGGTGGTTTCATGCACCATCACCTCAACGAACTCTTCGTTGAAGTTCAGTTCGTCGAACTGCTTCTTGTCTCCGGCGCCGCCGGAAGGTGCGGAAACCTTGATGATCTCCGGCTCGTCCGGCACATAGACGGAATCAAAGGTGATGTCGCTGGGCTTCGGAACTTCGGTTTCCGGAGAGTCGATGATTTTGGATGTGCGGGGTGCGCCCATGTTGATATGCTCCTGTTGAAAAAAAAAAAGGTTGAGGTGATAGCCTGCATCAATCAGCTATCGATTGGCAATTGGTTTCAGGTTGGAAATTCGGGAATTGTACCAAACTTCGACATCTGGTAGTGGATGTCGAACTCGAAGAACCGGGCGTTCGTCGCATAGGTGTCGCCGACAGCCGCCGGATTGCGCCGAACCTGCCAGGCGATGATCGTCGATTCCTTCTTGCCGGTCATGGTGAGTTCTGGAAACTTGGAGATGGCGTGCCGACCCGCTGTATCGGAATCCGCCACACCGACCGTTGCAGGGAGCCAGGCGGAATAAGCAGGGAGGACTTCTCCGGCTCCGGCTATGGCATAGCACCACTCCCACTCCACACCGCCAGCCGCCGATGTCGTCTTGGCCCAATGGACGTGTGGCCTGACTGCCGAACCGGCCAACCAGGAGTGAGGCATTTGCGCAATACCGGCGATCAGATTGACCGCGCTGCCGGAGAAGAGAAGGGTTCCCGGGACGGTTGCGGTATCGACGGTCGGCGCACCCACCGCGCCGGCGGGGTTGATTCCTTGCGCGGGAAAGCGCAGGTCATCCCAACCCAGATACAGGTCGCTCACCGAATCTTTGGTGGCGAAACCGGCGATCTGGGAAGACCCGTCGAGCGCATAACGAACAATCTCGAGGGTTTCCCCGCCTTGCGTCAAACCGGTGACTTTCCCAACCTCGTCCCGCACAACAATGGGGGCACCCACTATGCCGGCGGAGGCGATAGGCGAATGGAAGTGCGAAGAACTGGCGCTCCCATCGTGGTAGAAATGGACAGTGGTGCTGGCAGTGTGCGTGGTGCTCGCATAGACCTTGAGCACAAGCCTGTCGGTGTTGGCAACAAGCACAGGGTTTGTGGTGAAGTATTCGTGTTGAAGCGCAGTCAGCACAGTGGCGTTGATCTCAGCCGTGTCCGTGCTGAACAGCAGGGTCTCAACACCGGCAAGCGACCGCATATATACCTTGAAGGTCAGCTTTGTGATGCCAGCGCTGCTGCTGACATAGCTCCAATAGTTGAAGAGCCAGGAACCTGCCGCGATCGTAGTGACACCTGGGACACCAGGAGGGGTCACATACTGATCGATCAGGACAAGACCGGTGGTGTTATCGACAACGGCTGTCTCATCACTGACCGCGCCGGTAGGAGACGAACCCATGGTCTCGTAGCCGACGATGTTGGAATCCGCGTTCGTGCAGTAGTAGCTTTCACCATACACCGAAGCACCGCCGGGTCCGGCAGGTCCGGTTTCACCTTGAGGGCCTTCTGGTCCCTGCGGACCAGCAGGCATTTCAACGGTTTCTGAACCCTCACGCAAGCCAATGATTGCGCCGCTTGCGTCCCGCGCCACGATGGCGACATCGAGAGCATTCAGCCCGCTGTAAAGGTCACCGAGGTCCATGATTCATTGCTCCTTGCAGAAAAAAGGGGGTGGGCTTTCGACCCACCACCTTGTTCTGTCACACTGGTCGCTGATTAAGCGAGGTTGCCGACACCAACGAAGGCGACAGCCATCCACTGCTGGTTCAGCAGCACCGACACGCCGTACCACTTGGAGCCGACGTAGCCACGCTGGGCCAGCGGGTCAGCGGAGTCGCGGTTGCCGACCGGAATGATGCCCAGATCGAACGATTTGGCGCCACGCAGGGCGACGGTGCCGTAGGCTTCCTGACCGACGACGATCAGCGGATATACATCGATGGCAGTGCCGCCGGTGGATACACAAGCCGTTGCGCCGACCGCCGCGCCGCCGTTCTGGAACGGAACTAGGTCGGGCGAAACGACGAAGCGGAATTGCTCGAAGGAACCGATTTCGTTCTCGTGGATCGGCTTGCGGGAACCGTATGACGCGACCGGGGTGTAGCTAGGGAAGGCGGTGGTGTCACGCAGATCGGCTTCCATGTCGCTGGAACCAAAGACCAGGTACGCAGCTTCGATCGACTTCGTGTCGATGTTCGGCGTCGGCGCCAGGATGCTGGTCGGCTTGCGCGCATAGTTGCGCGCCAGTGACCTTGCGATCTTGCGCAGCATCTTGGCGGTCAGCTTACCATCGACGGTGGCGATCGTGGTGCCGGCGCCGCCGAAGAAGCGGTTCGTGCCAGCCCGGACCTTGGAGTAGAGTTCCAGTTCGCGAATGAGCATCATGCGCTCGGCGACCTGGGTCTTGAGGGCATCCTCGATGTCGTCTTCGTACATGTCGGCGACCACATCCGTGAAGGAGTAGAGGCAAGCGTACTGGACCATGACCGCGGTAATATCCTGGGCGACGATGGTATCCGGCGTCGGGGTGACACCTTCCGATGTCAGATTGGCCGTCAGCTTGGTCGTGACACGGTTCGAGGCTTCAGTTTCGACGGTGTTGGCCGGGAAAACATCGCCGATGAGGAGGTTCGGATTGGCGGTGGTCGCGTCGTAGGGAACCCAGCGACGGAAGATGATGGTCGTCGAGCTATTGCGCGGCAGTTCTTTGTTGTGGGCAGCAAGACCCAGAACTTCGCAGGGGATGGCGCGAGCGAGGATTTCACCCTTGACCTTGCCGATTCGTGGGGTCTGGGTAGCGTAAAGTTGGCCGGACATGGCGTCTTACTCCTTGATGGATTGAGGTTTGGTTTGTCACACGGCCATCAAGGTCGAATGTTTTAGGTGGCGTCTGATAGGCGCCATGGCTGTACTCTGCCAATGTCGATAGCTTTTGTCAATAGGGCTGGCGAAAAAATACCCCGGCTTGTGACCGGGGCTGCCTATCGGCGACTGCTGCAATTACTTTCCGCGACCAGCAGAGCGCTTGAGGATACCCTTGTTCTTGTTGTCGGCCTGGTTGAACTCCTTGGCGACACTGACTGGGATGCCAACCTTCTTGGCAAACGCTGGGTTGTGCGCAGCGGCCTGCATCATTTTGCGCTGGGCTTTGCTGGTCGAGGGCATGGTGGTTACTCTTCGGTCTTGGCCCGTGCCTTGCACGACGGCGCGGCGGCGGCGTACTTGCTGGTGCAGAGAATCGCCAAAGCGTCTTCCTTCAGGTTGGCGCCGGCGAAGCTGCGAGCCGTTTCACGGATGCCGCACTCGTCGTCAGTCCATGAGGTGCCGATGCCGATGCTGAATCCCACACCGGAGCCACCCACTTGCGAAGACCCCATGCAAGGTGCGGTCGGATAGACGTTGCCGAGTGCGAAGCTGGGCACGTTCTTGACTTCGTACCCGCCGGAGTAGCGAACGCTCGTGTCGGCCGGAATCGCCGCCTCATTGACGGTCAGCGTGTTGCCGCCGTTGTTGTTGCGCACGTCGGTGGTGGTCAGGTTCTGCGCATTCGACTTGGCGCCGGCCTGGGCAGCGGCAAAAGCGTTGGCGTTGTTGCGCACATCGTTGCTAATACGGTTGGACACGCCGATGTTGTTGGCGTTGATCAGGCCCTGGGCTTGACCCTGGCCCTGAAGCTGCCCTTGAAGCTGGCCCTGGTCTTGCCCTTGGTTCTGGTCCTGGGCATTGACGTTCGGCGTCGGCAGCAGGTTGGTCGCGAAAGCCGGATTGGCGAAGATTGCAACCAGTGCGAACACCAGGCTGGTGAAGATTTTCATTACGGTTTCTCCTGTCAAGTTGAGTTTGCTACGGAGACAACAGAATATCAAGCGGTGACAGTGGTGTCAATATCGCGGCCGGGTTTTGTGATCCCGACCGTGATATTTTTCACGGTTTCCTGTCAATATCCGGCTTTGGCCCGCTCGGTCTTGAAGGCGGCCATGAAAGCATCCTCTTCCGTGGCCTGGCCGGATGCTGGCTGTGCTGCCGTGGTGCGGGGAAGCACGGCATTGGCGAGACGCTGGCGGCTAGATTGTGCCGGGGCGGCAGAGGCCGGCGCCGGCGCAGTCACGACGGTCGCTTTTGACCAATCCTTGAATTCGGTCAGCTTCCTGGAAATGAACGAGGCGTCTTCCGATTCCATCAACTCCTTCCCATCTTTGATCACGTTGTCGCGCCAGATGGCGAACTGCGGGGTCTTGATCACCTGTTCCCAATCGGGATGGGCAGAACCCAGCACCTTAACTTCCATGGCCCGTTCCTGCTGGCGCTGGAAGCTGGTCAGCTTCTCGGTGACGATGCGATCCACGTCTTCGGCGGTGAAGGTGGCAGGGCCGGCGCCGGCCGGCGCGACCTGGGTGTCGCCGATCCCCTTGAGGTCTTCGCGCAGGAGTTCGGCCAGTTCCGGGAAGGCTTCGCCCAACCTGGTCAGCTTGAGGTCGAAGGAGCGCTGCTCAGATGCTGTCCGCGGCACCGCCTTCAACTGCTCGACCTGCTGAAGCAGATGTCCGATACGCCCACCCAGCTTGTCGATGGTCGCCTGCTGCTGCGACACGCGAGCCAGGGCATTGGTGATCTGCTCTTCTGTGAGACCGGCCAGCGCTGGCGCCGCGGCCGGTGTCGGTTCAGGGGTGGGTTCCGGCTCCGGTGTCGGTTCAACCTTGGCTTCCGTATCCGGTGTCGGTTCGGAGGCGGGTTCAACCACTTCACCACGTTCGGCGTTGAAACCTTTTTCGAACTCCGCGTCCATCGCGGCGTCGAGTTGTTCTTGGGTAAGTTCGGTGCTCATTGCTACATCTCCTGTTCAATGTCAAGTGCTACATATTGTGCATCAGTCGGCTGGGCCTCTGCAAGCAAAAGCCGTAGTTCGCGCATCTGGGCTCGTGTCGCCTGGGTTTCATCCCATGTGATGTTGGATTCCAGGCGCTTGCGATGTTCGGCCAGGCGCTGCTCGACATAGGCTTCGATCACCATCCATGTGGCGCTGTTGGCATCGATCCTCATTTCAGGCGATCCAACTTATAGATGGCCGTCAGATAGGTCGAGGTGATGTTGTCGAACAGGTTCTCGGCCCCCGGCACTCCGTCGCAGATCGAACGCAAATCCTGCAACTGAACAAAGCTGTCACGCAACTGGTCGAGCATTTTCTTGGGTGCTGGTTGCGGGCGTTGCCCCATGCCAACCAGCGCTTCAGCCAAGGAGTCCATTGCATCGCGAACATCCTCATAGAAGGAGGCGAGCGCCATGTGTTCAGCGAAAGATTCGGTCGCCAGGTGTTGCCGGTGGGCGGCGTCGGCGTCGGCAAACACCAGATCGACGACAGTATTCACATCTTGCATTACAGTTTCCTCAGTTTAGCCAGCGCCTCTTCGGCGCTAAAAGCCACGATGATAGGGTGCCCAAACCCAGCAAGGCTCCGATGGACATTCACTTGACTCAACGAAACCTGACCGTCCGGGGCCTTCATCTCGACGAACACGGTGGTAGGTCCCGGAGCAAGGATGATCAGGTCGGGAATTCCTGGCAGCACACCCTGAGTTTTCAGGTTCGCCGCTTCCCGAGCGTCGCGCCCACCTCCATTGGGGATGTGTGCCACGATCGGCCGCAAATCATCAGAAAGCGGTGCCCATTTGCGCCGCAGGGCGGCGACCAAGCGAGCCTGCTCACGCGCCTCCGGCTTCTTGATCGGAACAGATTCAGCCGGTTGAAGTTCGAAGTCGTCGGGGATCGGGATCACAGCG